CGGTGGTTGCACGGATACTGAAATTCATCAAAGGAAAGAATGGGACTTAAAATGCCGTGAAATGGAAGTTAAGATTCAAGATGATATCCGCAGACTGAATGAATTGGAAGTAGCGATTGATACAGTGATTGCGAATGCAAAAGATATTGAAGACAAGATGATTCTAGAATACACGAAAGACGGAATGTCTCAGCAACAGATAGCCATGAAAGTTGGATTAGATAGATCGGTTGTGTCAAAAAGGATAAAAAAATACGTTTCTGCCTAAATTTGCACAAAATGCACATTTTACAGTAGTAAAATTATAATCGAAGAAATTGTAATTCGTTCATTATTTAGAAAAAAAGAGCTTTGCGCGGTATCGTCACGTGAGGTTCTTTTTTTATGCAAAGGTAGGTGAATCCGGTGTCCGAGGACAATAAAGCATATGTATATCCTGAGTTAACTGGCAGACGCCGGATTTATTCAGACGTAGATAAGATCACAAGAGATAATATTTTTAAAGTGCTTGAGGAAGCTATGGTAGTTCACATGAAGAACGCCAATGAAATGACACTTCTCATGAGATACGAGAAAGGTGTGCAGCCACTTGTCAGAGAAAAGACTATCCGCAAGGAAGTAAACATCAAGGTTTCTGACAATATCGCAAATCAGATTACAGAGTTTAAGCTTGGATATGTGTGGGGGCAACCGATTACATACGTCCAGCGTGGGAATAAAGACTTGAGAAGTTCTACAGATTCTCAGAACGAGATTCAGGACGATGGTATTTCAATGCTGAATGAGCTGAATGATTCAGAGTATGCATTTTCTAAAGACCAAGAGCTTGGAAGGTACGTTGAGATTAACGGTGTGGGTTATCAGTTCGTTGATATCAAGAAAAAATATGATGGGTTAGCTCCGTTCGACCTTGTAACACTTAATCCGCTGTTCGCATTTTGCATCTACAGAAATTCAGCTCTTCAAGAGAAGTTAGCCGGAGTAACATTCCGCAGAACAGAGAGTGGAGATGTTTATTACACGGTATTCACTCCTGATACACGCTATGAAATTAAGAATATGCAGACTATCATAGATGGCACTGTTAAAAAGAATAAATGGTCATTTATGAGAAGAAATGGTGAGAAGAATCCAT